ATATAAATTTATATATGCTACAAAAGAAGTGCCAGATGATTGGCTAAATGAATTAGCAAAGATTAAAAAAATATACAATGAAAAGTTTATTAAATTTCCAAAAGAAAAGAAAGGGTAAAAATGTCAGACGAAATAAAGATGAACTCTAAATTATTTAATTTAGATGAAGACGGAATACCAATTCAGAATGATGATACTGCTGTAGTTCTTAGACCTAATTTTAATAAAGATGGTACATGGGATACTACGGTACATGTTAATGCAGTAATGATGCCTAATGAAAAACTTGACGAGGATGATGCTGATTATTTAGCAGAGGTAACTTATGCATTAGTTGCTTGTTTTCATTTAATGAATACAGATTCAGAGTTTGCCGATAAAGTAGCAAATGAAATGGACTCTATGAATATAGAAGATCATGGCGAAAAAAATAGTAATGTGATACAACTTAGTACATGGACTAAAACTGAGGGCAATGCTTAATGGCAGATAATAAAGATATGGTTAATCATCCACCACATTACAATCAAGGCAAGTATGAAACCATAGATATTATTGAAGATACATTAGGTGAACAAGGAATGATTTTATATTGTCAAGGTAATGCTCTTAAATACATCTTAAGAATGTGGCATAAAAATGATCCAGTTGAAGATGTGAGTAAAGCTGTATGGTATTTAAATAAAATAATTCAGATATCAGAAAAACAAAAAGGAAAAAAAATATGAGGGAGGTTTATTAAAGATGCCTATTATAGATATAGATTTAAGTAGAGATAAATTAATATCCGAGCAATCTACTCAGTTATTAAAAGATTATTATATGCTGCCTAATGAAAAGAGTCCTCAAGAAGCATTTTGTAGGGCAGCTTATGCATACTGTTATGGTGATATAAAGTTTGCTCAAAAGATTTATGACTATGCTAGTAAGCAATGGTTTATGTTTTCTAGTCCTGTACTAAGTAATGCCCCTAGACCTGAAGAAGAGTTTAAAGCATTGCCTATAAGTTGTTTTCTAACTTATGTAGGTGATACTTTACAAGATTTAATAGAACACAATGCTGAAGTTGCATGGTTGTCTGTTAAAGGTGGTGGAGTTGGTGGGCATTGGTCTGATGTAAGGGCTGTAGGTGATAAATCTCCTGGGCCTATACCATTTCTTAAAGTGGTGGACAGCCAAATGACTGCATATAAACAAGGCAAAACTAGAAAGGGTTCTTATGCAGCTTACTTAGATGTAAGTCACCCTGATATAGTAGAGTTTATAAACTTTAAATTGCCTACTGGAGGTGATGCTAATCGTAAATGTTTTAATTTATTTAATGCAGTAAATATTACTGATAAGTTTATGACAGCAGTTGAACAAGATGACTATTGGGACTTATTAGATCCTCATACTGAACTAGTAAGAGATAGAATAGAAGCTAGAAAGTTATGGGAAAAACTATTAGAAGTAAGATTTAGAACAGGTTCTCCTTATTTAAATTTTATTGATACAGCAAATAGAGCTTTACCTAATGCACTTAAAGAAGATAGAACTGCTGTATGTTGTTTGTCTTCAGTTAATTTAGAGAAGTATGATGAGTGGAAAGATACTTCTATGGTAAAAGATTTAATTAGGTTTTTAGATAATGTCTTACAGAAGTTTATAGATAATGCTCCACAAGACATTGTTAAAGCTAAAATCTCTGCTCTTAGAGAACGGTCTTTAGGGTTGGGTGCTATGGGATTTCATGGGTATTTACAAAAACATAACATACCTTTTGAAAGTCCAGTAGCAAAAGGTATAAACATGAAAATCTTTAAGAAGATTAAAGAGGATGCTTTAGATGAAACTAAAAATCTTGCAATTAAATTGGGTTCTCCTGGTGATATGGTGGGGACTGGTCATAGGAATGCACACCTTCTTGCTATTGCTCCTAATGCCAATAGCAGTATTATTTGTAACT